CATTAATACGATTATGACGACGATTAGTATTAATTTCAACCTTTTCGCCAAAACCATTAATCTGTTCTACAGCATCAGATAGCCAATCATCAAGAGTGTCAATATAAGCTTTCGCGCGCTTAAAAAAAGCTTTATTTAGATTATCTTTCGCGCGAGAAAAAGCAATTAGCTTTCCAGTTTCCTCATTCCATTCATCATCATCACTACAAGTAGCAACTCCAATAAACTTATTAGGCATAAAAAGCTTATTCTCAAGACGAGAAGGGTGCCAATAGTCATTACAATATGACTTAATTGGGAGATTTTCATCTACAAACTTAATAAAGCACTTATTTGTATCTTCAATTATGCAAACTACCTTCTTCTTATCCTTATTGACAATAAAACGAGCATCCTTCTTAGAAATGTTGAACTTCATAATTTTTGTTTCTCCTTTAAAATCTCTTAATAATTTCAATATTTGGATGATTTTTTGTAAAAATACTATTTGTGGTATAAATTTTAGTAATAAGATCAGGAATATCAATTAGCGATTGTCCATTTAAATTAGGCTTTAATACAGTATTTTCACAATGTGAAACCCAAACATAAATGTTATTCGCACCACGTTCTTTAAGTTGTTTCGCGGCTGAATAGATAGTACTTCCGCGCGAAAGAATATCATCACAAAGAATAATATCATGTCCTGCAATGATATGACGTTCACCCGCGAGTCTAATTGATTCAATTTTTTGAGTTTCCCAATTTCGCTCTTTTACAAAGAAGCAATATGGTGTTTCAAAATAACTATGAAGTCTTTTCATAGAACCTTCATCAGGAAAACAAAGTGTTGCATCTTTATATACATCAAGTAGTTGTTGAATTTCCTTAGATGGATTTTCAACGCTTATTCTATCTAAAAGAGCAATAGAAACATTTGAATGAGGATCATATGTATAAATTTTATAAAAATTCATCATATTGATGATATTACACGAATATTTTAGTGTAAACACATCATCACTATTCTTAACCCTATCCATACGCCCATTAAAAATATATGGCATATTTAAAATTATCTTGTCAAAACAATTAGCATGCAGATGTTCTACTAAATAATAAAGATAAAGCAATTCTTCATCTTTTTCATAAAGCCATGTAACTGTTAATGGATTTTTATCATAAGAAGGCAAATCAATTAATGTACGACAACTACCATCATTGTAATGATTAAAAACAAGAACTTTATCCTCTAACTTAATCATAACTTCTCCTAATATTATTATTTTCTTTTTACATTATCATTATAACAGAAATTAAGTAAAAAGTCAATTATTAGGTCTAGTAAGATAAAATGGGCGATCTTTTTCCTCTTTCAGTGGATGCTTTTCTAACCAATTCTCTACACCAGTAACACAAGCTGCCGCGAGGATAGTTCCTCCTAAACAAATAATTAACCAAAACATATATTATTATTCTCCTTTTCTTTTTCTATATATATTATAACAAAAAATAAGGGTGAAGTCAAATAAAAAATAATAAAATTTTATTATTAATTTTTCATGTCGTATAATTATTGTAGAGCATAGAGTTCTGCTGCGACGGTCGTGATCTCGTAGTTTGTGTTGAGGGTGAAGGAGGCGCCGGACGCGATAGCGGTTTTAGCTTTGCAGAAGTTTCCGCCCCGGAAGAAGTATTTTCCCTGCGCGTAGGCTTGGGACGCGGTTGCGCCGTTCTCGGTCGGGGCAATACAGCTGCGGATCGCTGTGGTTTCATTGGCAATGAACAGACCGGAGTCCGCGCGGTATTCCACCACAGTCGGGCCACAGTCCGCCCAGATCACATTATTCCCCAGCAGCGTTTTAACCTCGTTCGGGGTTAGCTGGTAGGTGACGGGTGTGGCGAGTTCGTAGCATATACTCAATGGATTTGCGGTCAGATATGCCTTAAACTCGTCTAGCGTCATTTGCGTCGCGGAATTATCTAGCATCAAAAATAATGCGCCATCAGTGCGAAGCCCAAAGGTATATTTTGCAGCGCCCCACGCCGTAGATACTAGATAATTGGCAATAAAGTTTTGATAGTTACCGCTTGGCGAATATGTGGCCGCATTATTCAAACCGAAGCGATTTACATAGCCAGCAGTTTCATACCAGTTCTCAGATTGAGAACCGTTATAGCTGTCAATCACCCTGTCAACCGTCAGCACGCCCGTGGTAACGTCCAGCGTGCCGCCGTAGACCGTGCCTGCGGTGGATTGCCAGGAGATGGGGTAGGTGGTGCCGTCACTGGCAGTTGTTGTAGGGGATACAACTACATTCATTCCCGTCCAGCCGGTGATGGGGCAGATGTTGGAGTAGGGGGCGAAGGTTGCATCAGTAACAGAAGCAAAGCGAATCATCGGCTTTATAGTTTCCGTTCCAGAAATTGTAATCGGTGCGGCAACCATTGTCACAACGTATTCACCCGTTTCGCTTACACTGAAAGCCGCATCATTATTGTTGTAACTCGAGGCAATCACAGACCCACCAGAAGCCAGTTTTAACTGCATTCTTAAATCATTCGTTGGGTATGTACCGCCGTTCATTTTGTAGCTTCCGCTTTCCAGTGTAACTCTGCCAATTTCTTTTTCAACGACTCCACTACTACTTGAGCCAGATACAACAATTACACCGTCTGAACCTACCGTCCAAGTAATACCGTTCTGACTACCGTTTTCAAGAGTGCAAGGAAGTAGGTTCTTCCCACCGCCAGCAGGCCACGGGTTTGCATAGCCATGCAAATCTTGCACTGGATTAATATCGATAATTAAATCTTTAACTGGTATATTATCTCCACCATCTGAAAATGAAACTATATTCCCAGATGCGGTCTTTGTAATAACTAAATTTGAATTTTCTTCTTGTAAGGTATATAATTCATCAATTGCTGAACTAAATGTGGCATCATTTTCTAATACACTTGTTATAATACCATCTATTTCATCAATTTTATTTGTATTTAAATCAATGTTGATTTGCATATTTGCTATTATAGAAGTTATAGTAACATCTTCTCCAATAGATGTATTTCCTATTTTATCATTTATTTCTTGTATATTAGTAGTAAAAGTGTCAACAATACCCTCAGCACTAGTTATATAACTATCTAAATTTTTAATACCTGTCTCTATTTTATTTAATAATTCATCGCTTATTAAATCACCATTTGTCCATTCAGTTTTTACATAATTTTCATATTGGAGCATTTTTTTCCCTCCTTAAATAAAAAAAAGAAAGTTTTTAAACTTTCTTTAATTATTTTCTAATATTCGTTTTTGTCTAATAAGCGAGTTAATAAGATTTTTATTCATTTCTTCTCCTCGCGCACGCAGTAAATTAATACGATAATTAATCATTGCAATAGTAATTTCTTTGTTAAAAAACATATTATTTTCTCCTTTAATCCCACAAATAATCAAAATATTTAGCTAATTCCATAAAAGTATTTTCAATAAGGGCTTGTCGCTCCTCTGAAATTTCTTTCATTCGCGCATAATATAATTCTCTTACTAAATCAAAATGTTCTTCACTCGTATTATATTCACAAGTTTCAGTAAAGTTTGAATGTTTATTATTATGAAACTCCCATAAAGTATTCCATTCTTTATAATACTCATTTTTAGTTTCAACCCAAAAATCTTCATCATAAATGGTATCAATTACATCTGCCATACTGTGAAGCCAATCATGCCATTTTTCTTCTGTTTCAAATGGCGCTACTCCTGGATGCGCGCACCCATGATCTGCCATATGCCGCAACATTGGTGGCAATACTTCGCAAAACCAATTATCAATATTCCAAACATCAGTATAACAATATCCCTTTGTCGCGCGCATCCAACCATTTTTAATATTAATCCATATTTCTTTAAACCATTTCCAGGGGTGGGTTAAAAAATAGCGCTTATTATAAGAGAAATCTGTTAATACATTCATACTCATATTAAAATTCCCTCTAATTCTTTTAATTCTCTTACAAATTTTTCTGCTTTTTCTAGTGTATTAAAAACATAAAATTGTGTAAAATTATCATCTATATCTTTTTCAGGAAACACAGGTTGACCCCATTCAAAATCTTCAATTCTACGAATACAATACTTACGTCCATTAAGATTAAAGGTAGAAACTACATTGTAATTATGATGAAAATTATTATATACATCAATGATATATCCATAGGAAGTTTCTTGCATACGCTTCTTCCTCCTCATAGTCATCAAAATGTGGAAACATTTGACTTTCAACCCATTCTGTATAAATGTCATCATATTGTGCTTTATTCACTATAATTCCTCCCTTAAAGTTTATACCCATAAAACTTATAAAAGACATTACCATCAGTAATATGGTCAGGCTCTAACCACATATGATTACGAATAGCCCACGCTCGCACTAAATCAACTTCACTATCCCAAAGAGGATAATAAAAAGAAGTGGCTTTCTTTTCACGCGCCTTTTGAAGTTCTAATTCAACGCTATAAATAACTGCTGGCTTTTCTTTCTTCTTCTTAAATATCGTCATAATATTTTGTTTCCTTTACTTGTGATAGGACATAATTTCGCATAAGTCTTACAAGGGTAGAATCATAAGTAACTAAACTATAATAATTAGGGTTATTATGTTTCCATTGCTTTAATCTTTCAGCAGATTTATCTTTCAAAGTTTCAAAAGTGTTTACAAACCATTCACGAGTTGGTAATTCAACAGTCTCATCAAAACGCATTTCCCAAGCTGGATGCCATACATTATATACAGAGTAGTTAGTACCAGTAACTACAAAATCATTTTTAGATACAAAATCAGCAGAGTTAAGCAGAAACAATGCTCTTGACGCACTTTTCCTATTCACGCCATAGCGGTCAAGTGAATTAAGCATCATACCGCAAAGAGTACGAAGATATTCATCCCACACAAAACCTAAATACCCATTTTTATAGGCTAGCATTGCGTTAGTAAAATAACGCATTAACTCTGCAGTCGCAGGAAGAAAGTGTTTTTCGCGCGAGAAAAGTAGTTCAAGCGCGTTTACATTACCCTTACGAACTCCTTCATCAAACTTCATTACACTCATTACGGAATGATGTTCTGGGTCAAAGTTCTCTGGAAGATCGTGTTTATCGACTTTATGATAACAATATAAGTCATTAAACTCTGGACAAAGTAGAAGTTTATAATCTGTATCAGAGTCAGGGCCATCTAATCTATAATTTTGTGACCCATACAAGATTTTCATTGCAACTTTCATTTTAATCCTCTAACTTTCTACCACAAAAAGGACAATAGTCAATTTCCATGGTAATTTCTTCTGTGTCATCTTTATAATGTTCTATAATAGTAATAGAAGGATTTGGATTAGAAAAAATTATAATTTTTCTATAGCCATGAGTAAAAGATTGCTTATTTACATTATAAGCGCTAGAACAATATTTACACATTTGTATCCTCCATTAACTTCCTACCACATATTGGACAATAATTAATTAAAACAGAAGTAGAACATTCCTGGGTACCGAAATCTCCCAACCAAACTTCGTGTTCTATATTTAGATAATGATGGTTATCCCAACTGTCTTTACACATTGTAATACGCCAATCATTATCGAGAGAAATATCATCTTCTACAAAATTATTACAAAAAGTACACTTTTCCATTTTAATCTCCTTTATACAATTCTTGGGCTTTATCTTCTTTTCCCCACCAGATGTAATAATCATATAGAGTTTCACGCTGCGCGCGGGTCATTGGCTTCTCTTTTGAAGTAGTAAGCATAGGCTCTCCATATGCTGGACTATCAAGCAGAAGAAAACCTCTATCATAGACTAGAAAATCTACAGGATAATCATACTGTAAATGATAAAAGTCATCATATTGATTATTTTGATCAAGATAATCAAACGCCCATTCTGTATGCTCTCCCCATTCAACGGGAATATAATTTCCTGTTGGAGCAATAAACCCATAAGGACTTATATCATCAGTAAAAATCATATTATCCTTTCCGCGGCAAAACCGCAATCAGTCGTATAATGGATATTTTTAATACCCATTTGTTTTATTGCCGCCATACACGCATTACACGGGCGAGCCATTCCAAGCTTGCCATCGCGTAATTCACGATAAACATAGATATGAACTTTGGAGAAATCAATATCAAGATATTGAATTTTTGAAAGTGCCATGGCTTCTGCATGAAGTTTACAAGGCAGATAACGATTACCGCTATCTTTATAACGCCATTTATTATATTTTGCCTGATAAGTATGGGTTCGGTCAGTATTAAAACCCTTAGCAAGGACGGTGCCTTTATAGGAAACTACTGCTCCTATGCGCGCACGCCCGCAACCGCTATAATCTGCTTTGAAACTACATTCTCTTGCCAACTTAAACAAGTGCGAGTCAGACACTTTTTTCTCTCCTTTTCTTTTATATAAATATTATAACATAAATTTAAAAGTTAGTCAAATATTGACTAACTTTCTTTAAATTCAAAGTGCTTATTAATAAAATCTCTATTCTGTGTAAAAACTGGAATATCTTTATCAATAAACCACTTATTTCGTTCTACCGTAATACCAGTGCCATCTGGCAAAGAGTATTCCACCTTCATAGGCTTTTTATAAATCGCAACACCATTTTTAAACCAATTAGGTTCATTGGCCCAATTGATATTTTTCTTTTGCCAGAGCATTTCTTGAATTTCATTACAATTCTTGCCCTGTAACTGATTATGAGAAAAATTAGCTTGGCCTAAAAGTTGAATAGAATTACGAATACAATCTGTTTGACGCCAGTATAAACAATTAACTACTTCCTCACGAGGAATAATAAAAGCACGGCTGTCAAATACACATAGCTTATTATGATATGCTTCACTATGCTTCATTAATAATTGATACTTTTCATCTTCAATTTTCCCATCTAAATAATGATCAAGATATTCATCTTCAATTGATTCATTAAAACTTTCTTTAAAGAAAATAGACGCCATTGCCGCACTAATACTTACGATCTTTTGTAAATTATTACCAAACCAAGGTTCAGTATTAATATTCTCATAATCAGTTAGTACAAGTGTAATTTCATCACTTTGTGTATAAGCGAATTTACAGCCAGAAATATTTTCTGCTAATTTTAATGCAGTTTGATGCATAGCTGCGGCAAACGCGATATCATATGGGCGTGCAAATCCCTTGGTAAAGGAATGAAATGCACGACCATCAACACGTACAACTACAACTTGTCGCTTAGGAAGATAAATACGATAGCAATTTTCATATGCCTTAAAACGATCACCCATTTTATCAATCATAATAATTACTCCTCGCTGCTATCACAATAATCATATCCCTTATGATAGCCAGAAAAATCAATAAAAACCATATGACCATCAACATCGCCAATGTTACCGCCGTGAAGGTCATTGATATTTTCTTCATACATAAAATCAGTTAGTTCAGCATAAGCCTCTTCACCATATTCATACACGAACTCTACCGCTACACTAATATTCTTATCACGCATAGGGCTCGTAATTTTCTTAGCAAGCTTGAGATAATCAGGTGCATCCATGGGCCTAGGCTTAGAAGAGTGCCAACCAGCTTTACGATAAGCATAAAGAGGAATAGAAATCGTCACAGGATGAATATCGCCAAAGTAATCTTCATACCTAGCAAATTCTTCATCAAAACTATCGTCATAATAATAGTCAAAATCAAAGTGACGAGTAATATCATTGAAATCGTAGAACATAATAGTCTTAGTATAAGAACCAAGATATTCTACTTCCGTAAAATACTGGTCAAAACCTCGCGCCTTTGCTCTTTCATAAATGCCATGTTCGCGCGCACAACAAGAGCCGCCGTCATTATCTTCATCAACATCAAACTTAATAACATAATCGTAGTTGTCATCTACGATACATCCACGAGTCGCGCCAAAATAGATATTAATGTTTTCGGGCACACTAATATCATCAATGCTGCCGCTAATATCACTCGCGCTCACAGGCTGCTGGAAAAATATATCAAAATACAGAGAGTTGTCAAGCATGTTATCCAGAATTGCGGAAAAGTGAGACATAACAGCGCTCTTATTCATATGAATTATTTCCTTTCTTTCGTTTCTATATATATTATAATATAATTTTTACTTTTTGTCAAGAAATAATTAATATAAATCCTCGCTAAATAATTCGGTGGGCTCTTTCCATCTTGGAATTTGGTAAGCGGCTTGCGCGCGTTTAAAGGCTTCTGCGCGTGAAACAAATTCTTCTTTTCTTTCTAATTCATTCCAATCAATAAAGCCCTGTTCTACTGTATCTTTATCATATTCACATCCTATTTGCTTCATCCATAAGAAGAAATCTGGGTGCCTATGAATTTTAAAAACTTGTCTTTTTCCATTTACAGTAGCACGACAAGCCGCGGATGTAATCATTTTATTCTCCTTTGTTTATCATAAAATTTATTAAATCTGATATTGAACAATTTGCATTTTGAGTTTGCATTATTTGATTTGTAGCTAATGAATAAGGGATATTTAATATAGGATTTTCTAATGTAACATGTGCTTCTCCTATATTATTTATTACTACATTTAATAATGTTCCGCAACATGGGCAAATTACAGTCCCATAATTAGTCATCTTCCAACAACCCCGTTCTTCGCATCATATTTTCCCAAGATATTGATGATGGATGATTCCACCAATCATTAATTACCTTTCCAGTGGATGTATCTTCTCTATAAACCCATTCTGGTGTTGCCGTTGTAGAGGGCATTGTCTTTACTCCACCATTACAATACCAACATTGTGGTGTATCTGGTGAATATACCCGCCCACATTTGGGACAGGTCCATCCTTGCCTTCCCCAATTAATATAATTTGGATCGTAATACATAATTAACTCACCCCATTGTATTCTTTATCTAATGGAACTTCAATAGCATTTTTACATAACGGGCAATAAATTACAGTTCCATAGATATCTTTTGCATTATAAGCTAATAGGCTACCGCATTTATCGCAGGTAGCCAATAGCCCAGGAAATGCCTTACTTAAAATAATCATGAGAAACCACTTTTATTTTTATTATTGTAGAACAATAGGAAAAATATAACAATAATTAAAATTAATATATATCCCATTATGTTTCATCCTTACCAATATAAATTGGTTTACAATTTCTAAAAATTTTTAACAAATAATGTAAAGGAATAAATTTCCTTAAATCTTCTTCACTATAATACCTCATTTTGCCTCCACATCAGCCGCATGTAGTATCATAATTTTATTCCAAAGTTCTTCACCAAGGCGTCGCCGCCATACAGCAATACCTTGTTCATTAAAAGGGAGCATATGATAATTAACTAATTGTACAGTTTCCATAGAAGCGCCCATATTCATTGCGATATAAGCGCTATACATTTCGTGCCCGAAGTAATGCGCAATACCCTCATCATCATAAGAACGAGTATATGCCTTACCAATGTCATGCATACCCGCGGCAATAATTAATTTTTCAGCATCATCATCTGACATTTGTGGTAATTTAAGCTTACTAATAGTTTCCGTAAGATGTTCGCATAAAGTAAGAGTATGATGAGGATTATCCTGATTTCCAGCATTATCTACATCTTTCCATACTTGTCTACTAAAACAAACCCTTTCATAATTCGCGGGAGAAATTATTCCAATTTTGTTCCAACCTTCATTCTCTACGGGAAACTGAAATGCGCGTACCTGCTTATCAATTACATATTCAGGCACCTTGCGCTTACGATTGTTATTCCACTCCTTACATACAGAAATAGGAGTGTTAAAAACAACACAACGAAAGTAGGTTTCGGGAAAACGGGCCCGAAGCTGCTGCAACAAATGGATGCGCCGCTTCATAGATAGGTTAGTAGCACAGTAACATACATTTTCACCGCGAGAAAGAGCCTCACAAGTGCGGCGATACATAATATCAAAAACTTTTGCAGGATTATCCTGACAATTTTCATCGCCATAGAGTTCGCCGCGAATAGTATCACTATCTAATAGGGTACAAGGAAGATTATGATGCTTATAGGTATGCGCCCAAGTAGTCTTACCAGAGCCAGACAAACCAATAGTCATAACAAATTCCATATTATTATCCTTTCTGAATAAATTTTGCGTTTTCCTTAAAAATCTTTCTCTTATCAAGCGGCACTTCGCCTATAAACCAAAGAGAACGGGTATCACGAAAATGTCCATCATTAAAGCGAATAGCATAATATTCGCCGCCCATACCACGTGTGTCATCATCATTGCTGCCAATGCGGTAGAGTTTATGGTTAATAACCGCATATTCATGCTTTGAGTCTACCACAAAACGCGCAGCTTGTAAGTCCCAAAAGAAAATAGGGTAACAACTTGGATTACTACAAACATAAGTGTTTCCGCCCGCGGAAAAATATAACTCATCTTCTGTAATCTCGTGGCCGCAAATATAGCACCTCTTACTCATAATAATTACTCCCAAGAAATAACCATTGTTCGCGCATCAGCGGGGTAGCGTTGTGGGTATCTAACATTAGTAAAAGAGACATTATATCCTCTTTTAGTTAGATAATCAAATGCCATATCTTGATATGTAGGGTTTTCAATCACAAAAGAACAAGAATAACGACCAAGTTCAGCATTAGTATTAATACTAGTACGAATATTGTCCAACACCCTATTCCACTTTTCATTCAAACTTGCAACAGTTATTTCACGTGCGGCATTAGCAGTCATAATATCCATAATTATTATTTCCTTTCTTTCTTTCTATAATAATTATAGCAGGAATTAAAAAAGAAGTCAAGTATCTTTTTCTTTAAATTACTTTAATCATCACTCGGCTCCACTATTTCTTCTGTAAGTTCTAATCCAGTATAACCTTTATGTGCAAGATCTATACCAAATTTAATTGCTTCTATAAAGTCATAAGCAGTAAATAAATCACGACCAATAATAGCATCTTCTGGACATTCGCATAAATCACAAACGCGAAAGCGTCCTTTAAAATTATCATAATTCCATTCTATTTTTTGCGCGCAAATCCTATCATTATAGTCATCATGATATTCAGTTATTGTCATCGGATATTTCATTTTGTTTTTTAAAACCTTCAACCGCAATTACCTCATAATTAGAAAAGAAATAGCCGCAAAACCAACAGGTTTCGCGCAATTCTTTTTGCTCCATGCGGCAATTGTGACAGATTAGTTTATTCTCCTTTCTCACTAAATGTGTAATCATATTTATTTCTCCACAGGTTCATAAGTCTCTTCAAAGACATCGTTGTGAATGGGATAAATTTCTCCTTTTGGTCCCTTAATAATCCAATTACCCCAGAAACAAGACATATTCCCTTCTAATGTAGGAATTACTAAACCTTCCTCATTCATCCAAATATCATAATCATGTATCCATTCTGGCGCGCTTTTAGACCATTCAAGATATTCGCGCCCAGTAGGACGATGTATAGGAATACGAACTGCTTCAACTGGAATTGGTTTCTTCACATACAACATAGTTCCTCCATCACGGGTTAATTACTCTAATTATCCCGCAAATTTCATCATCTTTTATAAACCATTTAATTAGATTATTTTCTAACAAAGCCTCACCAAATTCACGCGCAATATCTTTTTGCGCATAAATAGTTATTATATTTGGTACAATACGTACAGCCTTTAATGTAGAATAATCTAATTGAATGGTTTCAATTTTGGGCATACTGCCCCTAATTCTATTTAAAGAAGTATACTCATCACAAGTATAACCACCAAGTTTTTTAATTATCCAATTCTTTAATTTTTTCATTTATTTTTTCTATTAGCCCCTCACGAACTTCATTTACAATCGCGTCTGAAACTAAGTCATATTTTTCAAAAGCATCACATATTGAATTAATACCTGAAATTGCACCTTGAGCATAAAAAAGCTCAAAATTTTTCATTTGCTCTTGTGTCATACGATTTACGAACCATTCATTAATTTGGTCTGTATTCATTGCTTTAAAGTCTACATCAAAAAGTTTTTCTAAATACTCTAATTTAAGACTGCGTAATTTATAAATACCAAGTTCATGTTCTTGCATTGCTTGAAGATATTCCCAAGTTTTATTAGTAAAAATTTTCATAGCGTTAAATCCTTCATTGAAATGTCACCAGTTTTTAGTGCAAGGGCAAGAAGCGGCAAAAAGTCAGGTCTATCTTTATTAGATTGCGCGATTTGCGCCTTAACATATCCAGTTAAATTTACTTCTGTAAGTGGGCAATCAGGCATACGTTGATCGCGCGTGGGAAAATTATAACCATGTGAGTAATGAGTAATCCCGCAAGTTGGATAATCACTACTTTCATTCAATATTGGACACTCATCACAACAGTTTGGCATTATCATATTTGCTACAACCATACTATTCTCCTTACCAAATTAAATAATCTAAATAATCAGGTTCAAGTCCAAGTTCTGAAGCAACAATATCTTCTGCTTCTTGAAAATTTCCACGACCAATCGCTGTGAGGACTTCCTCGCGGCAGTCCTCAACAATATTAGTTGCTTCAAGTTCAGAAATACCGTCACGCCGCATAAGGATTTCTACAATTTTATTCATTCTTTGTCTCCATTCTTGCGCCGCAATATGGGCAATATGGTGTTTTTTCGCCATCGGCTATTTCAACGCTACATGCCGTACATACTAATGCCCTATGATTTATCACGCACCAATCGCATTCCGTCATCCATCTTTTTTCAACCCACCTTGCGTGCACCACTGGCGCAGCGTCCACGGCGTGCTCAAGTTCCAAATATTGCTCTATTTCTGCTGCAATATGTATCGGACATGTAGTATCATTTAGAACAGTTTGAATATTACTTCTAAATGACGCCCTTGAAATTAAATCATCTGCCGTTTTATTCATTTTATGTTATCCTTCTTTTTAATAGTATTTATAAATGCTTTTACATATTCTTCGTCATAATGGGAGAGATGCATAACCGCAATACAATCTTCGCAATAATATGACATACAATTCATATTTGGTACTTCTTTTAGTATCATACGGCCGCCACAATATGGACATTCAACATTAAAACTATTCATCTTCTTTCGTTCCTATCTCGGTTGTTTCCATTTCTGCCATAATGTAAGAAGCCAAAGTGCGCGCACGCATTTCCGCGAAGAAATCAATTGCATCTTCCACCTTATTATCTAACTTTGCATATAGATAACTACGAATGGGAGGTTTATAAGTATTAGCATAGCGTGCAAAATCACGACGCTCGGGGGTATCATATCCAGAAACTACCTTATAAGCAATTTCCGAAAGATTCACTAGGTTTCCAATTTCATTTAATACATTTTGCGCGAACTCTTCAAATTCAGGGTAGTAAGCAACAAAATCATCCAAAGAATCATTCTGCCACATTTCTACCACTCGTAGAGTAGTAAGCGGCCCATTACCCCTAATTTTATGCAGCCGCAGGTACTCGTCGCCCTTAATCTTAATTCTATTAAAATTCTTATCGCAAACTACATAACCTTCTTCATCTTCACCCATTTCATGCGCGGCCATAACACACTCAGAAAGAGAATGATGCGGGAAAAGCGCAGGGTGGAGTATTCCTTCCACATTAAACTCTTCATCTATCTCAGTATCATTTTCCATATCACGGCAGCCCAAATACCAAAGATGAATACCTTCATACTGAATTACTATATGGTTGTAGGGAGAGGTAAGTTCAAACATATAGCAACGAGTAGGATTTAAAGCATACCAGAAATCAGGAATGTTTGAAATAGCATCGGCAACTAGTAAGCCATAAGAGGTTTCGCCGCATCCCGCGGAAAAAGCATTAATACTACCATTAGTAGAGATATGCCATAAATTATTGTCATACCAAATTTTAATTAAGGAACCATCAACCTTCTGCTGGACGGAGGCAGTTTCCCAATCAATTTCATGTACCGCAGAGTGCTGCTCACCATAATTGAAGAACTTATCAAAAGGATGGCAAACGCAAATCCATTCACCTGCATCATTTTTGCGGAAAATAGAACCACGCGCTTCCTGCACCAGCTTAGAACTCATATTAGAATTAATCATATTATACTTTAAAATCCAATATTCAACATCATTTATAGTATCACTATGAATTTCAATATTGTAGGGTTCAGCCGCAAGTAACTCTTGCCAATTATCGGGGTGGTTATTCAGGAACTTCACTAATTCCATTTGAATTCTCCTCTTCTTTTTCTTCAATATTATTATAACATAATTTTTGCCGCAAGTCAAGACTTGGTTCTTCTCCAAAATAGTTCTTCCACCAATTCCAAAATTCCTCATCAATTGGATATTCAGTCATACCATCACCTTCTTTTCTCTTATTATAACATATAAAATTTTAAATGTCAAATATTTCCCTTCCCCTTGGGGAAGGGTGGTTATAGAAATCGCGCAGCGATTTCTATAACCGGGGTTGGGGGTAAGTAAAGGGATATAACAACCTTTAAATAAAATCCAAAAACAAAAATGAAATTGAAATTGAAATTGCAAATAGGGAGGGGTTTCGGGACACCTAGAAACTATATATGCGGGGAAACACCAAGTAAAAAATGAAATTGAAATTGCAACTATACCATTTCGCGCACCCTTACTTCCACTTTACACTCCATCGCCGTATATGTTAAATCTATTTTCTTATGATAGTCAGGATTGGTTTCATTGGTTCTTACTACATCTACTTGAATATTATTTTTAACCAACATTCTTACATAAAGAAGTAATTCATCAATAAAAGATTGAAGCTTTTTACTATGGTAGGAGAGTTCATTATATTTTCGCTTTTCTTTCTCTTTTAACACTGCCATCTCCAATTCCTTTAACTCATTGTCGCTTAATGCCGCAAAACGCATATCCATATCACACATTCTCCTTTATTATTTCTTTACTATAAGTATAACATAAAAAATGATAAAAGTCAAGAAGAAAAACGCATAGGGGATTGCGTCTAAGTAAATACATCTATGTAAACAAAGGAAGGGAAGGAGTAGTAAAGGTAGTAGTAAAGGTTGGAGGGGTCGTTTTTGGAAGGGTAGGTCAAAAATTTCGGTAGGAAAATTTGGTAGGGTGGTGGAGGGGTAGGAAATTGGTAAGGATGGTGGATGGGAGTGCCCGAAATTTCAACACTTGTCAAGTATTTTATTCTATAAGATTAAGGAAAAAATTCTAGATTTTAATTATATAGGTTTTCGCGCGCGTCATAAAATGGTAGTGGAGACCTAGAATTGTAAAGAAAGTTAGTGAAAAATGTCGAAAAAAATTTTGTCCGGGGGTGTATAAGACACCCCCGGACACTTTTTTTTTCTATATTTTAGCAGTTCTACTAAAAATTGTCCTTCTTTTTTATAACATGTCCATAATAAATACCAGTTCCTGACTGTTCAATTTCGTAATATTGTTCTAAATCTTTCTTCAATGAAGTCCATTTACGTGGGTAGTCCATTTCCTTTATTAAATCTTCTTTATCTTGTTTAGTTAATTTCCTATTTAAATAGCTTTGTGGCACAATCCATTCCTGCTTTGATATCTCAGTGAGTGATTTATTGCGTCGCATTTCTCTTTTCTCAGTTTCCGCAGCTTGACTATCATAATTGTATTGAATTTGCCAGTCTCCGCGCTTGCGTCCAGGAAATTGTATTTGAATATCTTTGTTGCCGCTATGTACTATAACAATTTGTACATTATCATCTACTAAATTCCAACCAGTAGCGTATGCTTCTGTGGCAATAATATCATCAATATTATCTGGGTAATTATGTTGATATTTTAAATGTTCAATAGTGGCTAATTGGGTGGTTGAAAGTTGTTTAGTAGAGTGGCGTGACCATAGACACATTACATTGCGCCCTGTATTTTGTTTGATTTCGCGCGCAAACTGCTCTGCGAGTTCAATAGTGGGCGCGAAGATAAGGCGCTTGACATCTGGGTTTGAAGCCAATAGGGTGTGAACATTGGTATATGAGTATTTCTGGAATACTTCATATGCCATTAATTGTTCTTGAATTTGTATTTCATTTATATAGGATTTTAGGCGCGGCCACTTTTCTAGGTTATCCGCGGTCGCGGTTAAACCAAACCACCAAACTCCTTGAAGTTCAGCCCAGTGGAAGAGAGTGTCTATGGCTACATAAGAGAGTGACTCATGCGCGAGTAGCAAACAAATCACTTCTTTATCACTTTCTGGGTTGCGTCGCCATATGTTGGCTTCATCTATGCGGACATATTTAATTAAATTATGAATTTCGTCGCACGCCACATAATCAAACATTGCAGAAGTGATTTCGCCGCGCTTTACCATCGCGCCAAATTTTTGATAGTTTAAAATATATGGTTTTTCCAGCTTTTCGCCCCACATTTGACATTCATCTAACGCAATTTTTTCTTCTTCTCCCATTGTGGTGTCTATGAGAATGAGGCAACGCTGTGGCAAAATGCCTAATTGTTCTGGAATAGTGTGGATTGCGGCGGTAGTTTTACCCTGGCCGGTTTGCGCATTGATTAAATTCAATCGGCCTTTTTGATATTGCTGCTGCGTGGTGGTTAATGCTTCTGATAAATGGAGTCCTTCTTTCATAATTTATTAAAATCCTTATAATAATCAAATTTTATATTATTAGAAATATGTATATAAATATATTTATTAGGAGAGTAACCGCCACCAAACCATTCTTTTTCTTTTCTCTTTACATCTTCAAAATATTTGTCATCTATACAAAGATAACAAATGGGTCCTTTTAATCCAACACCTATAAGTGGTGAATTTAAACTTTCTATATAATTTAAGTCATCTATATGAACAAGAGTAGCATACATAATTTTCACTTCCTTATTTTTTTTATTTTTCAAAAGAAAAGTATTTATTTTATTTTAAAATTATTTTAATTTATTTTAATAAAAGAAAAAATTTTTTTAATAATAAAAAATAAATAATAAAAATTATTTAAATAAAAAATTTAAATAAAATTTTATTTGACAATTTTTCAAATCCATGTTATAATAGAATGGGATATTTTTTTTAAAAAAATATTTCCAGCTTTTTCGCCGCAGCCTAGCCATTCGCCTATTGGTCGTACCCGTGGGCCATCGGCATTTTCCCACGACTTTTATCCCGCGAAAAATTTTTTCTTCGCAGGTTTTCAGCTTGTATGTAATTTCCAGCTTTCCAGCTCATGGTTCCAGCTAGCCAGCCACTTCCAGCTTGTAGCTTCCAGCCTACGGGCCCGTTTCATTCCAGCTTTCCAGCCTGGCCAGGATTTCCAGCTTGCGGGCCAGCTTTATCATAAGCCTCTCCCCTCCCTCTCTAAAAATATTATAACATAATTTTATACCAAAGTCAAATGGTAGGATTTAGCGCGTTAGCATGGTAAAGTGGTAGCATGGTAAAGTATTACTATATTAAAGTGCTACTATGGTAACATAGTAGCATAGTAAAGTGTTTCAAATTGTTGACTTTTTGTAAATTAAATGGCCCGGGTATTATAATTTACATAGTTTTAACTTGACATGTTATAAATTATGATATATAATAAATGTATAAAAAGAAAGGAAATAAAAATATGGCATTGAAAATTTTGAGTAACAACAACATTACCTGTAATACTCATGATAGTGGTATTTATTTCTTTGGAGAACGCGGTCTTACCCCTGACGGCGAAGTATTTTGCTCCGTAAAGATTGGATGGGGTAGCGATTTATCAAAACGTATTTCTCAATATAAAACTTATAGTTGCCAATTATTCCATCAGCAACACCATGTTTTAACTAAAAAACTACCTGTTCCGCATGGATATGATATGGAAACTTTTGCACATGCTATGCTTGTGCTGCTTGCTATTGGTTTGCCTTCATATAGCCGTGAATGGTTTTATGTAAGTGAGCCAGTATATTTTGAATTGTGTAAAGACCCGTGGCAGATTTTTGATGTTAATAGAATGGAAGAACTAATTAAATTAGCGGAAAAAACTAAAAAGAACAATCGTTATTATATCAATAAAACTGAATATGATAAAATTTATCAACATGATAAGATGATGACAGAGCAAGTTATTGCTCGTGAAGATATTATTAAACGACAAGCAGAAGAAATTGAAGCATTAAATAAAACAAAACAATCTTATTTTGAACTTATTCAGGCTTATGAAGAAGATAATAAATTTAAACAATATTATTATGAATATAGTATTAGATTTCATCTTGCTCCATGGTGGAAAAAAATATTGATGGCATTGAATATTATTTAAGAGGGTTACTCCCTCTTTTTTTTAATTACATGTAAATTAAACTACCCGGGCACTCTATTTAACATTCCCTTAATAAAAAGAGGACTTTACGTCCTCTTTACATCCATCCAACAGTTGCGGCGGATGCCCTTGCCGTAGGGCATTGCTTTATGGCTGTCAAAGCATCGCCGCATGATATACGCTTCAATGAGAACATCTTCAAGTCCTTTGTGTTCTTCTTCAAATTGCGGCGAAAGTGTCAAGTAGCGGTAAACATTTTCCGCGCTGGTGCTGATATTGCGCGCCTTTTTGTTTGTGCCATGACCGTTGCCGGAAAAAAGCTGATTTTCTTCACAGAAGCGGCGATATGTAATGCGCTGGCAAATGGTTTGACAAGCCATATTCCAGATACAAACAAAGTTCGTATTGCGCGGGAAAAAGTATCTGTGTTTAGACTTTGTTAACCATCTTTGCGTGGTGTTGAGGGCGTTGCGGTCAAAGTGAGCGTTATAGGCAGCTACATCGTGAATATTATATTTCTCCATGAGGTCGAGAACATAGCGGCGGGCGGTGTAGAAGTCAACCATCTTGCGGTCGCCCGCATGAATAGCATCGACATATTCGGAAATCTTATTGGCATAGTAGGCAGTCCGCATGAGTTCGCGCTCATAAACGAAAATGTCGCGGATAACGAAAGAAAAACTTTCGTAGATGTTACCCTGTTTGTCCGCAACCACACCGCCCAGATCGTAAACTAGCGGCTGTTCCAGTCCGTTTGTGGTTTCGGTGTCCAGAATCAGATAATACTTGATGCGCTTGTCCATGAAGTGTATCTCCTTTCTTTGATGATATAAGTATATCATAGGCAGGAAAAGAAGTCAAGTTAAGTATTGGTTAATTTAATAACCCGGACAATATAGTTAATGAAGATTTAACTTGACCTTTCGCGCTTGCGGGTGTATAATGTAATTGAAAGTGAGGGGATGACTTGTGAAGTCCAATTACATTGTGAGAGCAAAGAAGTTTATGCGCGATTTCCTGCCTTATCTTGAGGCGTATGAATTTGTGGGCAGAGCCGTCCTTGCTTATAATGAAGCAAAGCACCGTCATGTTGAACATTATCATGGTTTAGTTAGGCAGTGCGTATGCTTGTCTGATTATGCTATCAAATGGGATTATAATGAATATTATGCTGATATTTATGGCGGGTGCAAGGAAGAAGTTATTAACTATAACTTCGCTCGCGAGCATGGCTATGAGTATCTTTTCGCGGAAATTACGCCGATTGAAATTTGTGGGCGTGTGTTTTATGTAATGCCGCGCGTGAAAAAGTTAGCAATTACGTTTGATGAATATGAACCCGATAACCGGCTGTCATATGATGAATATGAGTTTGTTTTTGGGGTTATGGGATTGCATGATATGCATGATGAAAACTGGGGCTTGGTTAATGGAAAAGTGAAAATCATTGACTATGCGAATTATAAGAGAGAGGATGAATAATCCTTTCTTTTTTATCTTTATGTTAATTATATAGTCCGGGTCATATAATTAACCGTCTTTTAACTTGACTTTTCTTAGATTTTCTGTTATACTATAATTGTTCCAAGGGCAGGGAGGTAAGGACGAAGAGCCAAGAATTAACAAAGTCTTAACTTGACTTTCCGCTGAATCTCTGCTATAATAATCACAGAAAGGGCAAGGAAAAGCCCAAAAAACCAGAAAGGGAAACAATATGTCTATGAACGCCGCTGAGATCAAGTCCACCGCTCGCCAGATGACCATCGCTGCTATCATGCCCGCCTTGATGGAGAACGACGCTGTGAAGTTCGCGGATGCGTCCTTTGCCATCCTGCAGACCGTTGACGGTCAGGAAGTTTGGACGGAAGTTACCGTCAAGTCCAAGGCGTACAAGCCCACCAAGGTGTCGCCCGCGTTCGACCCCTTTGAGGCCGCGGAGGCGTGGGAGGCCGAGAAGAAAATCAAGGCCGATGCCAAGGCTGCCAAGGAAGCTGAGAAGGCCGCAAAGCTTGCGGCGAAAGAGGAGAAGGCGTAAGCCTTCTTCTTTTTTTTTATGGTATTGTTAATTAAATAGCCCGGGTATTAAAGTTAATATAAAATTAAAGAAGCGTGATTAACACGCTTCTTTTGTTGCGGTTACGACAATACCAATTTCATTGGTATTAATATAGCAATCGCCATATTCAGTTTTGATAGCAACGTCATATCCCATTGCTTGAAGTTTTTCAATGCTAATACGGATATTCTTAACGAGATCGGTTACACGCTGGCGTGCTTCTATTTCGCGCCGTTTCTTAACAATCTCCATGAGATCGTTAACAAACGGCTCAAGCTGGTCTGTTTTCATTGCGAGAACATCTTCCGCGAGCATGGCGAGAGCGGTTTCATTATATTCAGAAGAATGGTGCGAAACATCTTTCACGAATTTTTTGCTCCTTTCAAATTTTCCATCATTAGGAGAATCTTTTCATACTCTTCCGCATAGCGGTAACGGTCAAACATTGCGAGACGTAAGCGGCGAATTTTAGGAGAACAAGGTTGCCGCGCAATCCATTTACGAATTTTATCAAAGTCCATTAGTTTATTGCTCCTTTCATTTTCTATATATATAATAGCAGAAATTAAATTAAAAGTCAAGTTAATAGTTTGTTAATTTGAATAACCGGGCACCTTATTTTACATAATCTTAACTTGACTTCATATGTGATTTATTGTATAATGATATTAGAAAGCGAAAGGAGATTAGCCTATGAAGTCTGATTATCGTGTTCGTGCGGAGAAGTTCCTGCGGTCTGTGTTCCCCTATATTCAGAACGTGCTGTCTGATGAGGACGCCGTTGCCGACGCAATCGCGGACTATAACCGCCATCACTCCCGCAAGGTGGAAGTCAACTATGGCTCCGCGCGGATTGCCCTCATTACCTCTGACTATGTGGTAAAGTGGGACTATGATGAGGACAATGTTGCGGACATTGGCGGCTGTGAGAAAGAATGGGAAGTGTATTGCCGCGCGTGTGATGCTGGTATGTCCCATCTTTTCGCGGAAAGCACGTTGATTGACTATTGCGGCGTTACCTTTGAGATTATGCCGCGAATCAGGGCAATTGGTCCCACTCATCATAAGTATGATTTTCTTTATATGATTTCGGCGGCAGAGGAAATTTGGCTGCGTGAAAATGGCATATTGTACGACCTTCACCACTGGAATTGGGGTATTATGCGCAATAAGCCTGTGATTGTGGACTATGCCTACATTGAAACGGAATAACCGCATAAGCGGTTATTTTTTTATAGGAATGTTAATTTTATAGCCCGGACTATATATTTAACATATGGTTAATAAAAGAAAATCCCGCCTTGCGGCGGGATTTTAGATTAGGCAAGCCGGTAGGTATTCGCCTTGCCCTTGGCCTCGGTCTTGATCAGTTCGGGCGCCATCTCCCGCAGGAGAACCGCCTGAACCTTGCCGACAGTGAAATCGGCGGGCAGTTCGCCCTTGGCGACCTCAAAGAGATCCTTGGCGGTGATGTCCGCGGTGAGATAGTTCCGCAGAACAGGGGCGACCTTGGCGATCAGTTCCGCCCGCGCCTTGGCGTTCTGCTCCTTGCGCTTGGCGTTCTGCTTCGCCTTGGAAGCGTCAGAGCGGGACTTGCCAAGCTGGGCGACCATCTTGGAAATGACCTCGCGGACTTCGGTCTCGGTCTCGGGGATGAAGGTCAGAGCGGTGGACAGAGCGGCGGACTTGGTGATGATGTTCTTCATAATGATACCCTTTCTGGTTTGTGAGGTTTTCCTTCCTCTGTTGTGTATTCATTATAGCACTTTCGCGCTAGAATGTCAAGTTAACTGTTTGTTAAGAGTTTCGGGGTTGGCTTTGGGATTTGTTTTCCTTCCCTCTCAACAAATATAGTATAGCAGAATTTGAAATGAAAGTCAATACTTTTCTATGTAAAGATTAAGTAAAATACATAGTCCGGACTACATAATTAACATTGATTTAATAAAAGAATTAAGGCCCTGATGGGCCTTAATATCTGAAATCGCTTCCCATATATTCCGCGAGGCGGTTAATCCTATTCATAAGCCCACGGCAATAATTGGAAACATCGCCGCCAGTTTCTTCTATTTTCGCGTCAATGTATGCCGTGATAGCATCAAAAACCGCGTAACATTCTACCATGTTAGGAACCTGCCGACGCATACAAAATTCATCGGTGCCGCCCAAGTCACGGAAGGGGAAGAACTTAATGCCGGGGGTCACGGCATGTTTTGTCGCAATCTTTGAAAGGATGAAAGTTTCGATTTCTGCGTCATTCAATGCGGTGTGAGACTCAATAAAGTCATACTTATTAATCAAATACTGATAAGAAGATTCAGCGGAAGTTTTGAAGAATGTGCCGGAGTTGGTGAACATGCCGTGATTGATACATTCATTTTTATAGGTTGCGTTATTAAGAAGGTGAGTAGTTGCCAAACCCCAAAGGTCAAACAACATATACTCATTGCCATGAAAACGGAAAATATCGGCTTCAAAATCAGGGTCGCCCTTATCTTTTCCCTTATTATCTGCGATAAAGGCCGCGCTCCTGCGCTGGAGATTTTCCCAAGCGAAGTAGTCAGGGCTATAAAGCTCACGGATATAAAGATCGGTGAAGGGAATGGCCTTTTTGAAATCGAACATGGCATTGAACGCGCCCACAGCGTCAACCTTCCCCAAGTCCTCAATAAAAATTTTCATAACATCATTCCAAGGTAAGACAGAAGTTTCGCTACGGGAAAGCATTTCAAGATAGATAGGACGCTTTTCGGCATAATATGCCGTGTTAAAGATGGCGGGAACAGAAAAGGTTTCGGCAATCAGAAATTGCTTTTTGTCATAGATATGGCCCTTTCGGTCGGTGATAGTCCACCCAATGTCATAAACAAGGGGCTTCGCAATCGCAATACGCTTTTTGCGCTCGGGGTCGCCCTGCGCGATTTCATTTGCGAAAGGGAGGGTCGCGGTTTCCGTATCAACTACCATGAAATACAATTTCTTCGCCATTTTTAAATCCTTTCTGGTTTACGGTGTTTTCCTTCACCTGATGGATATATTATAACACGGGGGAAGGGTTATGTCAATAGATTTTTATGTTAAGTCTGAGTGAATTAGATGGGCCGGGAAATAAAATTAACATAGGGTTAAAAGAAGAACCGCCCTCGCGGGCGGTTCTTTTGTTACGCCTTCGTAAAGGTGAAGGCGTTCTTGCCGTTGTCGTGCTTAACGACCTCGTCGTTCCAGTAGTTACGCAGAGCGTAACCGACCTTGTTCGGGGTGAAGCCCTGCGGCCACTCGTCGCTCGCTTCAAAGATTTCCTTCGCCGTCATCGGCTCGTTGCCCATCACGCCGAAGGCGATTTCCTTCGCCTCGTCGTAGGCGATGCGGTTCGCGTCGCGCTTCGCGTTCAGACGCTCATACTCGGCGTTGACTTCCTCGCGCAGAACAGACAGGTCAACAGTCTCGTCGCCGTTCAGGTAGTTGCGGATGGCTTCCAGAGTGTTCTTCTTCATAGTGTTATGTCCTTTCTGGTTTGTTGGGTTTTCCTTCCCTTTGATGTATTTATTATAGCACCGATTGGCTATAATGTCAAGTTAAGAGTTTGTTAAGGTTTATCCCTTTTCGTTCGCCTTAACCAAATGCCTGCGGCTTCTCTCGCTTATTGGGAACAGGCAGTCGTAAGTTGCGGGGAGTACTTCGCGGGTACCAACGCGGTGAGTGGGCTATCCCCTGTTTCCTGCCCTCTCAACATATTTAGTATATCACGATTTCCGCTCTTTGTCAAGTTAAGATTTCGTGAAGTGGTGAGGGTGGCGGGAATCGAACCCGCGATACATGGATTAAAAGTCCATTGCCATACCACTTGGCTACACCCTCATGTTTTGGGTTTTGGTTTCCCTCGCCCTCAACTGAATATAGTATAGCAGAAATTGAATGAAATGTCAATAGTTTAGAAGGTAAAGATTGTGTAAAGTATAGTGCCCGGACTATATATTTTACATAGAGTTAAAAGAGAACACTATGCGTTCTCCCATTCTTCCCATGACTCCCAAAAAAGACCCCAATCATCACATTCTTCCATGGGGTCGTTAATGTAACAAACCCCGCCGCCATAATAGGGGCAATCGGTACCGTTACACGGGCAATAAACCCATTCGCGCTTGCCAGTGTTGCGGTCAAAATGCTTACCATCACTTTCTCTAATCATAATAGTCCTCCCAATCTTCATAGGCTTCAATCTCGTATTCGTGTTCAAAGTTATAGTCCTTTTTCTTGTTAGGAATAATCTTGGTTACGGGATTGATGTTACCCCAATCGCCGCGAATCTTGCGGACAACTTCATAGGTGGAATTGGTGTTCTTCTTATTCTTCTTCACTTCTAAACCCCCTTTGATTTTAGGATTATGGTTTATCTCTTGGTTCTGAAACTATTATATCAAAAACAAAATGAAATGTCAAGTTAAAGGATTATTAACTTTATAACCCGGCTAGAATAATTAACATGATTTTAAAATGAAATTAGAGGAATGGTTAATTACCATTCCTCGTCTATGGAACCGCAGATTTCAAACATGTCACATCCACAATAGGGGTCATAGTTGGATTCGTCCACATCATCGGGAATATTATCTTCATAATCTTCGGGGTCGTAAATTTCATTGCCCCAAAAATAAACGATGTTTTGAGGGTCGTTATATTCAACCTTTTCTACAACCTCATAGAGACCGTGAAGGTGATGGTCAGCAAGGACAATAGCATCTTCGGGCACATTCTGGAGTTCCCTAATCAGTTCTTTAACAGTCATAATTAAAATCTCCTTTCTTTTTCTATAAATAATATAGCATATTAAAAGAAAATTGTCAAGTTAATTATTAGTTAATTATATAATCCGGGCAATATAATTAACATAGAAATAAAAAGGGGATTACTCCCCTTCCTTTTCCTTTTTCGCGGCTTCGCGCTTGGCCTTGTCCTTGGCTGCCTTTTCCGCGCGGGCGGCGGCCTGTTCGGCCTTCTTCGCCTTCTTCGCGTTGTAGTCGGCAATCTCGGACTCCATGAGTTCTTCCGCGCTCATGTCCTCGCGCAGTTCGGCAACGATGGCGCCAATGCGGATGTAACGCTCCGCACCGTTAACATCCTTCATGAGGATGCCAAACTGGCGGTCGTTGATCTTCTCAAACCTGATAACGCTGTCCGCGATGTCGGAATATTCCTCATCGTCAAAGTAGTCGGGGAACATGAAGTGGAAAACTTCGTTGCGGAGAATGGAATCGACGACGGCCTTGGAAATCTTCATAGTGTTTGCCCTTTCTGGTTTGGAGTGTTTTCCTTCACTTGTTGATATAAGTATAGCAGAAATTTAGGTAAATGTCAATACTTTTTTGTGTTAATTATCGGTAAAATAGAGTGGCCGGGCTATTAAATTAACATTGAATTAAAGAAGGGGATTACTCCCCTTCGTGAATCATGGCATCAAGACCCTTTTCGTTAAGGTTCTTGATAACCTTGCGGGCGTTGCGCTTGCGCTCCTTTTCCTTTTCGGCGCGCTCTGCCTTTTCCTTGCGCTTGGCTTCCTTGTCCGCCTTATCCGCGAGGACAAGTTTCCAATCTTCGGCGGCGGCGTAACCGTCGTAAGCGTCATAGCCGCCATCGCCATTGCGGGAACCGCGAGGGATAGAGACTTTGATGAGGGCAAACTTTTCGTTACCTTCGGCATCAACAACAGGCATTGCGAGTTCGCTTGCGCTAACGGGCATCACATCGGTTTCGTAGTGTTCGGACAGAAAGTTAATGAACGCGGCGAGAATGTCATTGCGGATTGCGGTTTCAAGAGACGCTTTACTCATGGATGTTATCCTTTCTGGTTTTTTAGTGTTTTCCTTCACTTTCTGGATATAGTATAGCAGATTTGGGGAGAAAAGTCAAGTTAAGATTTCTTTAATTTCTTTCTTAATAAATTTAATCTTACATTCTTTACAGTAATAAATCTTAGGATATTTGGGCTGTTTGTTTCTTTCTACCCATAACGCACCTTGATGACATTTGGGGCAAAGACTCCAATATCGGTTAATCATTTGACTTTCTCCTTTCACTTTCTATAAATAGTATAGCACAATTTTTATAAAAAGTCAAGTAAATTATTTGTTAAATTTATAGTCCGGCAAATTTAGTTAACATGAAATTAAAAAAAGTCGGCTACGCTGCCGACTTTACAAATTCTGTTAAGATTGTGAAAATTTCACTGGGTTCATATGCCGCGCCGTTGCCCCATGTGTCACGATTTTTCGCTTCATCATCAAACAGGCAACCGCTGCCGCAAGTTTCCCATTTGTTAGTACCATATGGAACGATTTTAATTTCATCCCATTTAACAGACGGCAGGTGAAGGCCAAGCCAAAACATTTTCGCGCCCGTCACAAGTGCGTCATATTCCGGCGTGCTGGACTTTGACAACCAAGAAATAACGCCGATTTCATAACCCATTTTCTGAAGGCGATTCAGATAGCGGGCAAGTCGCGAAAGATTCACAAGCGGGCGGGCGATTTCATAGGGCGTCGGGTCGCCGTCAATCAACATCGGAAGCCAGTTCTGAACCCCGTAAAGATCAGCGATTGTCCCATCCATGTCAAACCAGATTTTCATATTGTGTTTGCTCCTTTCCTGTTCTGATATAAGTATATCAAAAATGGGGTAAAAAGTCAAGTTAAGATTATGTTAAATAGGCGGCCCGGGCATTATAGTTAACATTGATATAAAAAAAGTATAGGTGATACCTATACTTAATTTTGTATGAAATAAAGTTTATGTATGTGGCGGTAAGTATGTTCAATAATTTCAACTTCGGATTGCCATTGGTCTGGATGCCAATTGATTTCTATGTTTTCACAATGCGCGGCATAATAATTTTTAACAAAGTCTACGGCTTTATTATAATTATTTGCGCGGTTGACAAGTTCTTGTTGTTCGGTGATAAGGCGTGTTTTTGCTTTGTCTTTCAATTCACCATCGGGGTAAAGTTCGACACAGCAGCGAGCAGTTTCTACGATGCTAACTTGGGCTTGTAGCCGTTTTGACATTACTAGCGCGGTGTCCCATTGCCGCTTATATTCCAACGTCCAGTTATTGTAATTCTTCACAGCTTTCTTCTTTCCAAACATATTTTTATGCTCCTTTCAGCTTGTGCCTTAATTATAACAGCTTTCCAGCCTGCTGTCAAGTTAAGATTCTGTTAAGTCTAGCTTGTGACTGGCAACGCAAACAACCGGAACGCATCCGGCAATTAACACAAATTTAATCTGTGCTTTACTCAAAGTTAACACTTCCTTAACTTAAACATAACAATCACCTCTGTTACCTATATTCCACCATAGGGTATTGTACCACATTCGCGGCGAGTTGTCAAGTTAATTGTGTGTTAATTAGAGTGCCCGTGCAATTTGTTTAACATAGGATTTACATAAAAAAAATTGGCTCCTTAGCGGCGCCAATTTTTGTCATTTTCGGTGATTTCGCCGGTGTCGGGCGTGAACTGGTAGAATTTGCCATTATCGCAGTGGATGTTAATTTGGAAGAAATTGTTAACTTCCATTTTTTCAATCGCGGGAATGTTGAAAGTCCAACCAAAGAAAGCATCAAACGCGGCGAGAGCGCCTTCAAAATCGCGGAAAGACATTGCCTTATTCATTGTTTGTTCTCCTCTCAATTCGTCGTTTTTTATTTTATTATATCATATATTTTTGATTTGTCAAGAGGTTTTTAATGTAAAATATTGGTTAACTATAATGCCCGGGCTATATAGTTTACATATGCTTAATATAAGAAAAGGGTTAGCACCATGCTAACCCCATTGTGCGCCAGTTGAGAATTGAAAGTTGGTTACATTCGCGGCCGATTTTCATTGCTTCACGCTTTGTGTTAACGCGTTTGGATTTATCAATGTAATAAATCCCGTCGCTGTACCAAATGCCGCAATTGCCTTTGTATGCTTTTACGGCGTTAATTGCTTCGCGTGCGTCTTTGGTTTCGATGCCTTCGGTTGCTACTTGCCATCCGGTTTTATAGGTGATGATTTTCCCGCGCTTCAAAGTCAGGCCGTCATTGTTAGAGAGCTTGCGAATGGTACGAATGTTAATCATGGTGGAAACCTCTCTTTCGTTTGTTTCTGATATGATTATACACCTTGGGCATACGATTGTCAAGTTAAAAGTGTGTAAACTATATAGCCCGGATAATATAATTAACATTGAGTTTACGAAAAGTATCACCCATGTGGGTGATACTCATATCGTGCGCACATAGACGCGTAACGATAAGCGACACGGTAAAGATCGCTGTCGTTAAGCGGCTGGATGTAAGTTGGGTAGGGTTCGCCGCTTTCATAGATAGCGGCATGGCGTGCGCCGTCAATAACGACAAATTTAACACGCACATAGCAAGTCTTGCCCTGAAGAGAAAAGCCATCAACATCACGAAACATCAACATAACAACAACCTCCAATATCTTGATTACAGTAACAGTATAACATAAAAAGTAAAATAAAGCAAGTTAATTGTACGTAAAATATATAGCCCGGGCAATATAATTAACATAGCAATAATAAAAAAAGAATTGAGTTACCTCAATTCTTTACAACGATTTTGAGAAACCAAAGATATTGTGGCTGTTCATAAGACAGATAATCAACCGCAATGCGCGCTTTAAGTTTATCATAGAAAACGATGGTCTTTGTTTCTGCGGTATTGGTTACGATGTACTTTGTCATGATTTTATCCTCCCTTGATTTATTGACTATATTATACCACAACAAGAAAAGAAAAGCAATGATTCTAAATGTAAAATTTGGGGAAATTAAAAAGCCCGGGGTATATAATTAACATTTGTATAATAAAAAATTTGAGGGATTAATCCCTCAAATCTTTTTCTGAAATGATGGTCATGCTGCCGAAAAGGTAGATAGTCGGATCATAAATCTTGTTGCGGTTGTTCCACAGGAAATTGCGGGCGGCGCGAGTAGTGTAGAAGAATTCGTCCTTGAGATCAAAAGAGTTCATGTCGATGTAGTAGATGACATAAAGCGGAAGATTCATAGTGACAACCTCTTTTCTTGATTTCTTGAGTATAGTATACCATATACATACGGAAAAGTCAAATTAAATAATGGTAAACTATAATGCCCGGGATATGTATTTAACATAGATATAATAAAAACCGTGGCGGTTAGCTACTCTGCCACGGTTGGCTCAAACATTACTGATTCGCCACATCAGCAGGGAACGGTTCTCCAAATTTGGGCATCCCATTTCTACCGCCAAGTAGTGGTTAGCCCTTGCATCAGTAGGGCGGCATCCTATCAACGCTCCTCTCTCCCTTTCGACAAGTCTATTATAGCAAAAAATCCAATAGAAGTCAAGTTAAAAGCAAGTAAAATAGAATGAACGTACAATGTAATTAACATAAATAAAAAAATTGGGATTACTCCCAATTTTCAATATATCCACTATAACGAATATTGATGATAATATCATCATAAATTATTTCTGTTCCGTTATCTTCCATAATCGCGGCGATAATATCGCCCTTTTCATAATCTTCAATGTCGCTCCACAACCATTCATTCCCATTAAAATCAATAAGAATGAGCATGTTTTGCGCGCGATCAATGTCATTTACAAAAAAGGTTTGCGGGTAAATTTCGGCGCGAGCGGTAGAAAAAGCAACGACCATAGCAAACAGAGCAATGATGGCGATAAACTTCTTCATAAATATTCTCCTTCTGGTTTTTAAGTGTTTCCTTCACTTGTTGTATATAGTATAACACGAGATTATTATAGAGTCAAGTTAAATAATTGTAAAGGGCAATAAACGTACATTCTATTTAACATTGAAATAATAAAAGAAATGAAGGATTAATCCTTCAAATCTTTTTCGGAAATTTCAGTCATGCTGCTGAAAAGATAGATAATTACATCATGAATTTTGTTACGATTATTCCAAAGAAAATTGCGGGCGGCGCGGGTAGTATAGAAATAACGGTAAATCGCGGCATTAGTGTTGTTGTCAATGTAATCAATAGAATACAGAGGGAGACTCATAGTAAATACCTCATTTTCGGGATTGTTGGTTGCTTTCCTTTGGAACAATTATATTATAGCAAATGAAAATGAAATTGTCAATATGAAATTAGGAAATTTAATTTGAAATTAACATAAGTTTGGGGGTATTAAAAATGAAAATGAAATTGCATTTTAGGAATATAAAATGAAATTAAAATTGAAATTGAAATTATGGGAAATGAAAATGAAATTGCATAATGGGATATTTCATATTAAATAAAAATGAAATTTCAGGAAAATGTTTAAAAATGAAATTCTAAAAAATATTACAATAAAATAAAATGAAATTGCACGTGTAAACATAAAGTAAAGAATAAAGTACGTGTATTTGAATTAACATAATTATAACAGATAATTTTATTTAGTATTATGTTTATTATTGCTATTATTTTTAGTACGTTATATAAATTTATGTTTTTATATATTAATGTGTTTTTATATAGAGTTAATAAAATATTAAATAGTATAATTTTATTTATTATTATTATTATTATTATTATTAATTATTAATTATAATATTATTTATTTTGTTATTAATATTATTACAATTAATAATATTGCTGAGTATTTTTATTATTATTATTATTAATTATGTTTATTTAATTTATTTATTTTATAAATTAATAAATTATATTAATGGAAAAAAGCTGGCAAAAGAATTAAGAATAAAAGTGCGATAATTAGAGTAATACTATCAAAAATATAACCGCTAATCAACAATATAACTTTTTTAATATCGTTAAAAGTTAACCTATAAAACCACATTTTAATTTTATAAGAAAAGGAATTTCGAGAACGTTTCATGGCTTATATCTCCTTTTTGTTTCTATACATATATTATACTATAGTTTTATTATAAAAGCAAGTATAAAATTAAAGCTATATTATGACAAAATATTTATAAGATTTAATTTTTAAGTCTAATTTATTTTAATTTTATGTTAATTGTATTCAACGCGCATTTCAATTTACTTTTTTTTAACTTGACATTTCATTTCCATTTTGCTATAATATGTATAACACAGAAAAGAAAGGGGATTTTTTAAAATGAAAGTTTACGTTATTGATTGCAATGGTTTTCAAGGTAGTGCTTACTATTCTCGTTTTGATGAAGCGCAAGCCGCGGCCATTTGGCGTACTAATTGCACAGGTATGGAATGGAAAGTGCGGGAGTTAATACTCCCGTAATTTCATTTTAAGTTTATGTTAACTGCACTGCACGTTGTTTATATTTTACAATTTTTTAACTTGACTTTTCATTCTCAATATGCTATAATCATTCTAGAAACAAACGAAAGGGGATTTCCTAAAATGACTAAGCATAATACCGTTCGCGTGTGGGAAGATTTGACCGATCAGGAACAGATTTATATGTGGTGGGGCTATAACGCGGCAAATCCCGATGATCCAGTTTCATTTCCAACTTTTGATGAAATGATGCAGGGATTCACTTTTGAGTGAATCCCATAATTTATATTATCATAATGTTAATTATATAGCACGTAAATTTTAATTAACATAATTTTAAAATAAATGGTATGTTAAACATACCATTTCATAATATGCATTGCTTCTTGAATCTCGCGGCACGACCACGTTTCAAACGTAATTATTAAATAACCATCTTCAAGTCGTTCCGTCATGTAATCAAGTCCGGCATCTGCCAACTGCTCATACATGTGCTCAAGAGAAGAATTGATCTCAATGATAAAAGACTTTACGAACATTTGGAATTTACCTCGCTTTCCTAACTTTCAAGAATATCCTATCATACAAATTCCAAAATGTCAAGTTAATTGATTGTTAATTACAATGGACGTACTGTATATTTTACATACTTTTTACTTGACATTTCGTAAATGATATGATATACTATTTATAGAATTAAAGAAAGGAATGGTATCCCGAATGAAAAAGATTATTCTTGCGGTTGTCCTGTGTGCTCTTGCTTGCCTATGCCTCACTGGTTGTCAACTTGGGAACCGTCAGATCGGTTTTGACACCAAGCAACGATTTGATGAAGCCATTATCTTTACGCCAACATATGAAGTTGTTAGCGGTGACATCGAATCATGGCGCGATTTTTCCGAGTCGGATGTTGTACAAGTTACTATCGGCGGTGTCACTTATCTTACACATTACAGTAATGTCATCCTGATTAGGCATAATTAACGCGAGCAATCGCGTTTTTCTTTATGATAATGTTAATTTTATTACACGTTCTATTGAATTAACATAAATATAATAAAGCGTAGATTCAATATCTACGCTTTTTGTTTTTAAGATGTTTAGCGCTTTGCTGGTTAAAACGTTCATAAGCGCTGATTTTACGATATTCTCTATATTCTGTTTCGGTGATTTCCTTGCCATAGATTGCCATGCGTGTATGCTTAACGCTCGGCATCTTGCGCGCGATGTCGCACGCTTCAAGTAAGTTGTTTGCCGCGATTGCGAACTTGATCTCAGTGCTGTGGCCTACGCCGCAATGACCTCTGTGACACATGACCATGTAGAACTTCATTGGAAAAACCCCTTTCGTTTGTTTCTATATATATTATATACAATTAGAGAACAGATGTCAAGTAAAGATACAATTAAGATTATTGCACGCACTTTTTTCTTTAAGTAAAATTAACTTTAGTTTTTATTTTATTTCAATATTTTTAATTTATATTTAGCATTTTAATAACTTGATTATCCGTTTTATTATATTTTAATTTTTATTTATGTCTTTAAATTTTGCTCTCATTTTCAAGCTGCTCTCTTATTCCCATTCTCAACTCCAACTCCGTATTTTATTTTCGGCTCTAGGTCCAGCCCCAGCCCAGCTTCCAGCCCGGCCCAGCCTCCAGCTCACCCCAGCTTGCAGCCTAATCCCAGCTTCCAGCTTCCAGCTTCCATAAGAACTTCCAGCTTGCAGCTTCCAGCTTGCAGCTTCCTCACACGTATAAGGTCCGGCGGGCGCGGGCGCTGTCGCTCTTGGCCTGCACTGTATGCATGGATCCCGGAATACGTGTATCATTGTATACAATGATACATGTGTGCGCGAATACGTGTATGCTTGTATACAATGATACATGCGTGCGAGAATACATGTATACAATGATACATGTATATGCAACTTTGAGTTGCTTGCAACTTTGAGTTGCTTGCAACTTTAAGTTGCATTTTTGTCTTTTGTCCAAATGTTTCATTTTTGTTACACTCCGTCATATTTCTGTAATATCCTGATTTCATGTTCATTGTAACATGGCTTGTTAAAAAACGAATGAAAAAGAGTGTACAGCAATTTTTTTAACGTTTTTAGTGTACAGTATTTATAAATTTTTTGTCTAGTAGCACTAAACTTTGGAACATAAAAAAACTAATAAGGTTTAGTATTTATAAACTTTTGCGTCTATAATATAGAACAATATTAGAGCTGATTTTTTCTTTATTCTGAAAAGAACACGTAAAGAAACGCATTTTTTGTTGTGCAATATGTATAATAAAAATATAGCTATTTTATGCGCCTGGACGATTTTTGTTAATTTTTTTGGCAAGGGTGTTGACAGATTTTTGACTCTTTACTATAATGATTATACTAGCAATATGACTAGCACAATCGAACACGCGACGCGGCGTAAAGCGTAGGAAGGAAGGATAGTATGTTGTATTTCACGCTTGACCATGAACTTTTTCTCAACGGTGTTTCTCGCGTTGTCTACGATAACGTATGGAACCACATTGAACTCAATCCGCGCTTTGACTTTGGTGATTTTCGCGTGAACTTCGATTTAGATGTTGTTGCATGGATTGATGCCGAACAGTCTAATTGCATCATTGACAAGGTGAATGTCTCTGCATGGGTGTACGAACATTCCATTATTGAAGTAGATGTGAATGTGTATGGTCACGATGTAGAATTTGGAAAGCTTAATCCAGATTTCTCCAAAGCGATTGATTGCAATAGGCCTATTGACAACACAGTGCTATACAGAATGATAGTTGAGATTGTCAAAAAATCGGCAGGAATTGCGGCGTTTGAAGTAACACACAACATAACTAATGAATGGAGCCTTGAAGGGTTTTGACAGCTAACACGCCCACAATTAACCGAACACATAACGACAGAATAAGAAGGGAGTTAATTACAATGACGATGGCGCTTAAGATGTTCCTTGCTTATATCCGTGTGCTTGCAATTGATTTTTTCGCGGTGCCGATTGAAAAACCGGATGGATTATATATTGGTTTAATTGCTCCGGATATTTTCGCGGCGGCTTTTGGTTCAAAATTGATTTATCGTAGGAAGGGAGAACGTTTTGCACGTCTGCGGAGAATGTACAGCCCTATTAACGTTTGTCCCGTATTGCGTCCCGTTTTGCAAGTAAAGACAATATATAAACGTTTGAATGACGTCCCGCCGCATTGTGGAATGGTAGCGCGCGGTTTTGAAAAGGTAGTTGCGGAAACTTTGGGCGGTGAACACGTGGGAGATGATGCCGGGAATGTGGATGTGATTCATCAAGTATATGGAAGAATAGAAATTAAGGTGGGAGAGGGTAGGTTATATTATGCAGGGACAATAAAATGATAGGACAAAAAAGCAAGGTTCAAACCTTGCTTTTTTTATGCCTTTATTGTATACAAAGCCTATAGGCGGGCTATGTTTCGTGTATCTGCCTATGCTGATTCCAGGCGACCAGGGCCCCTCCCCAACTCCCACCAACCCAAAAAATCTGCATCTATTCCACAACCCAAATACTTGACAAATTCTAAAAAATATGTTATCATCCATAGTGAAGGAAGTTGTATCTCCCAAACGGAGATGTAAGCAAATGAAAAAAAAGTACTCACTCGACTATTCCATTGAACGTGACATCGACCGTCTTCGCGCGGTAGAAGAAACCCTTGACACGCTCGAAACCAACCCCTCAAATTCTGAATTAGAACAAATGGCCTCCTACATTCTATACGGCAAGGATGAGGAGGGCAAAAACGCAATACAGCGCGGCGAAACAACCGATAGCGACAAACGCTACAAATCATTTCAGCGTGCGGCGGACAAAAATCAATCTCTTGATGAAATATTAGAAAATCCATTAGCTGACCAACAGGCGCTTCAAACCTTGGAAACCCGCTACATATATACTAAGAAAAAGCCCTCCATAAAAAAACCAAAATATGACGCTAATGGGAACCTTATAGACCCCGGCGACAGCGATATTCCCGGTATGGTAGAACTTTGGAACGACATTGCGCGCTTAGACCACATCGCGCAAGTAAATGAGGGCAAAATACCACCCGACGAAGATACCCAAATCTTCACTGATTCCTATCGTTTCTACCAATTTAAACATGCCCTAATAGATATTAAAAGGCATCAATATTATTTGAAAGATGCCTACAAACCCACCCTTCACTTCCTCGCTATCACCCCGCCCAAAGCCCAAACCTACAATTGGGACGTGGATTCTTATTACTGGATGCCGCTAGATAAATGGCAAACACGAGTGGATAACGCCCTCCTACACACTATCTCCAAAAATATAGAGGACTATGAAACTCGCCAAAACGAAAAAGGCGAAACAGAAGTAAAATGGGTAGTGCGCCAGCACCATTTTGATTGGGAAGACCCCGCGCACATAAAGGCTTTAATAAACCATTATAGTAATTTATATATGGAATTGCGCGAAAAACTTGATAGTTGGGGCCGCACCCTACTATATGACTTTGACCGCTACTTTGATATGGCAGGCTTCTCACCAGTGCGCGAATACATACTCACCCGCAAGATAGATAAAGCGTCTTATCCTGAAATAGTAGAGGAACTACAAACTAAATTCGGCCTAAAATATAATGAAAATCACCTATGCACCATTCTTTCCAAAGAAATACCAGAGAAAATGGCACTCGCGGCAAAAAAGCATCGTATGCTCTTAACCACCCCGCAAGAAGAACGTAAACGTTGTTTTACCTGTAAACAATGGCTCCCACGCAACAACTACTTCTTCGCTACAAACAACAGCCGCAAGGATAAATTCGCCTCTAATTGTAAAGAGTGCGAGCGCAAGAAAAGAGTAGCAAAAGGAGGTCAGACAAATTATGACAGACGTAATAAAGACTCGCAAGTGCTATAAGTGTAAGCAAGAAAAGCCTGAATACGATTTTGTGCGTTCTCCCTCCAAATTTCTACCTCATGGCCGCAGTTATATTTGTACCTCTTGTTTGGAGAAAATGGTAGCCCAGGATAATATGAATGAGGTGGATAAACTTTGTCAATTTTTGGATGTACCATTTGATATTAATGCGTATACTGCCCTATACAAAATACACGGCGACCGCACCTTATCCGCTTACTTTAACACCTTACTTGACGACCACTATGCTTCTACTTCATGGGCTGATGAAAATGAAAGATGGCGCATCGCGCGCGAACAAGGTACATTTGACGATGAAGTAAAAGAATTGAGTGAAGCGAAAATGGTGCGATTGAAAAAAACTTGGTCTCCCGCTTATTCAACCGATGATCTTCTTTTCCTAGAAGACTACTACAACCAAATCATTGCAACACAAAACGTTTCCACTCCTATTCTCCAGCACTATGCGCGCGACCTTTGTGAAATAGAATTGCGCATTAAAAAAGGTTTGCGCGAAGGCGCTGATATAAAAAAGGATATGGACGCGCGCGATAATATAATAAAAATTGCAAGATTTGAAGCATCTAATGCGAAAAACGCAGCTGACTTTGAATCTGTAGGTGAACTTATGGTTTACTACGGCAAAAAAGGTTGGCATCCAAAATGGCACTCTGAACCTAAAGATAGTGTAGACTTTATGATGCAAAATGTGCAAAATTATTTGAAGCGCTTAGTCACTAATGAGGGTAATTTTGCGGAACAAGTAGAAGAAAAGCGCGAACGCTATAATATGACGGAGCGTTTAGAAGATATTGAAAATGAGGCGGTAGATTTTGATGAAACTGCGGACGTGGAGTTTGAGGGCGATGCAGATTTAGCCCGTGAGTTAGATGGATGAACGAATTTTGCGCGATGGCATACCAATTGAAAAAGGCGTTGTTTTAACAAAAGAATTTTTGGACACTAATCAATTACTATTTACTAACTATCTTAATTATTGGCTTTTATATCCAGACCTATTCTTAGATAGTATCCAAAGTTCAGAAGATGCAAAAAATTTCCATCTAATGCCTTTTCAGCGCATTGCTTTGCGCGCGAGTATGCGTTATCGCTATCATTTCTGGACTGCTACTCGTGCTACATCTAAATCTTTTACAGCCTATTTAAGTGCTTTTGTGCGGGCGACCCTATTACCAGGCTCCACCATCATGATTGCTTCTGATACGAAGGGAACTGTTATTCAGATTGCAAAAGCAAAATTTGAAGAAATTTTCCGCCATTGGCCTTTATTACGCAATGAATTGGCTACGCGGCAAGATGATGGTAAGACTGGTCAGAAAGCTAGCGGCAACTACTACGAACTTTATCTTAAAAATGGCAGTATGATTTCTGTTGTTTCTAAAGATACTAGCCGTGGTTTGCGCGCGACTGCTGCAATTTTGGAGGAGGCCGCATTAATAGATGAAGTGCCTTACAATGAAGTATTGTGGCCGCAAATGAATATTGCGCGCAAAGAAGTTGACGGCTCTTTAAATCCCGAAGAACCGACCGCATCACAAATTTTCATTACTACCGCGGCGGCAAGAACTGTTTTTATGTATGGTAAGTTAATAGAATGTACAGTTAATGCGGTTTTGCGGCCCGATGAATATTTTTCTTGGGGCCTTAGTTATGAGATTCCACTACATTATGGCTTATTAGATAAAGCTACAATTTTAGACCAACGTTATTCATCCACTGTATCGGAAGAATCATTCGCGCGCGAATCACTATCAATTTGGAGTGGTAATAATAAAGAAGCGTGGTTTGATTCTAAACGATTAGCAAAGCGCAGAACTTTATTAAAATGTGAGAGAAAAGCACAGGAAAATTTTACTAATCCAAACACATTTTATATAGTAAGTGCGGACGTAGCAAGATATGCTGCTAATACTGCGATTACAGTAATTAAAGTTTTACCTGGAAAAGATTCTTTTAAAAAGAATGTAGTTTATACAGAAGTTATTCATGGGGCTAACTACATAACAGAGCAAGCCCCTCGCTTGAAAAAGCTTATTCAACTTTTTGACCCGCGCGAAATAGTTATTGACGGTAATGGCCCAGGAATTGGGTTACTTGATGCAATGGTTCTTCCATCTTATGACCAAAAAACAGGTGAGCAATTCCCAGCTTATTATACTTTCAATAATGAGCACCATTTGCCGCCAGATAAAAAGAATGAAGTAGAAGAACCAATTAAAGAATTAAATGCTATAATTTATGACATTAAAGCTGGTTCATCTAATGATGATTTAATCCATTCAAACTTTTTCTCACAAATAAATAATGGCACGGTGTCATTTCTTGCAAATGAGCGTATAGTAAAAGATAAACTTATGAAAACAAAGAGAGGGCAACGCATGTCTCTTTTTGATAGGCGAGTTTTCTTACTACCTTATGAAATGACTTCGCGTCTTATGGACGAAATTAATAATTTGAAATTAAAACCTACTGGGGTACAAAATCAATTTAAAGTGGAACGTATTTCTACTTCTATTGAGAAAGACCGTTTTTCAAGCTTAGAATATGGATTGTATAGAGTAAAATATTATGAGGATAAAGCTTTAAAGAAAAAGAAAAAACGAGACTTTGGGCAATATGCTTTTTTCAGTCCTAAAAACAGGAGGTGAATAGCGTGAAAGAAAGACCAAAATATGACTTTTCGCAATTTAAAGTGCGATTAAAAGATCGTTCTTTAAAACGATTGCCTATTTCAGATCGTGTATATTCACGATGGGGATATAAATCAAGTAATGCGGTACAAAGCCGCGATTTTGAAATAGATGAAATAGAGCAAATTATTCGTGAAGGCGATATAGAAACTTTGCGTGAATTATCTCGCTATTATTATAGGACAAATGGAGAATATCATAACAATATTGATTTTCTCGCGCGTTTATTTACATATGACAGTGTAGTAATACCGCTCTTTCAAGAGGGCAAGGGTTCAAAAACTCAAATTTTAAAAGCATTTTATAACGCTTGCGAATTTATAGATAATTTAGATTTGCCTAATGCTTTAATGCATATTACTACTGAATGGCTAAAGACGGGTATATATAATGGGATATTAAGAAAAGATGGTAATAAAGCAGTAATACATGATTTACCATTAAGGTATTGCCGCACTCGTTATAAAGATTATAACAATTTAAATATTTTAGAATTTAATCTTTCTTACTTTAATAGATTCCTAGATGAAGAAGAAAGAATAGCGATGGTAAAAACTTTCCCAAAAGAAGTTCAAGACGCTTATTTCTCCTTAAATGAGACGTTAAACTATTGGGTTGAATTACCAGCTGCTTCGGGTGGAATATGTTTTTGTTTCGCGGATGAACCTATACCAATGTTAATTTCAAGTATTCCCGAATTAAAGCAGTTAAAAGATGCGGTAAAAAGAGAAGAAAAACGTGATGAAAACGAGTTGTTTAAATTACTTATTCAACAGATGCCTATTACCAGCGATGGAGAATTGGTATTCCAATTAGATGAAGTTGCGGAAATACACGCTTCTGTTGCAGATATGCTTTCAGGCTCTGATACCGTAGACATCCTTACTACATTTGGTGAAACAAAATTAGAAAGTTTACAACAAACTTCTGCCGCGGCACAATCTACTGATCGTATTGAAAAATATAAGAAAAACGCCTACGACGCATTAGGCCGTAGTTCTATAATTTTCAATGCGGATGGAAGTTCTACTCTTGCTTATTCTATTAAGAAGGATGAAGCAATTATGAAGGCATTTTTAAATGCTTATGAAACTTGGTTAAAATTTATTCTTAATGAAGAATTTGCTCGTCCTAATTTAACTTTTGATTTTGAAATACTGCCAATTACTGTATTTAACCGCAAAGAATTACAACAATCATATTTTAGTGGCGCACAATATGGATATTCTAAAATGTATGCCGGTGTTGCAATGGGTGTAAAACAAAGGGATCAATTGAGTCTAATGAATTTTGAAAATGAATTCTTAGAAATGTCAAGTAAAATGGTGCCACTACAATCTTCTTATACTACATCAGGAACTGCTGTGGCTAATGAAGAAAAAAGTAAAACTACGACACAAACTACTACAAAATCTAATGAGAATAAGGACATAAATAATAAGGGAGGACGACCAGAACTTCCCGACGAAGAAAAATCTGAAAAAACACAGGCCAATATTGCGGCCGCAGGTTAAGGAGAATGGCTATGGATAAACAAATTCCTATTTATTTTGATAGCGTCATAGTCTCTTCACCTTTAGAAAGAATTACTGAAAGTAATAAAAACTTGGGTCGCTTAAAAGTGCGCGTTTTCACTAAATATGGAAACCGCAATGGCTCTTATATTACTGATGCTGTAGCAGAGCAACTTATTAAAAGTGCGACAAGAGGAGATACCCCAGTAATTGGATTTTTTGATCCACAGTCTCAGACTTGGGCATCTCATACTGGTCCTACATTAGCAAATGGCTATGGCTATGTAGAAAATTTTGAAGGATGGCAAACTTTCACTGATACAGATGGTGTTGCTAGAGATTATGCCGTATTTTCTGTAATTTTATTTACAAAATATTTTGAGGAAGCCCAAAAAGTATTAGGTCAAAATCAAAGTATGGAATTAGATATTAATTCTATTACTGGTGACTGGGCTAATATTGATGGCAATGAATATTATGTATATAAAACCGCGGAAATGCTTGGTTTCTGTATTATTGGAGACCATGAACCTTGTTTTTCTGTGTCTGCTTTCTTTTCAAAGAATGATGACACTTATAATACACAATATGATAAGTTCTCTTCACTTTTGTCTGACCTCAAGGCTCAAGTTGAAGAGGCACAAAATGTTCAAAAGGGAGGAGAACAACCAATGAATGAATTTGAAAATCAGGAAGTTGTAGAAGAAGTTGTTGAAGAGACTCCCGCAGTAGAAGAAGAAGTAAAAGTTGAAGAAACTGCTACTGATTTTGAAGCCGAAGCAGAAGTTGAAGCTGAAGTAAAAGAAGAAAATGAAGAAGCAGTAGAAGAAACTGAAACTGAAACCGAAACTGAAGTTGAGGAAGTTGTTGAAGAACCTTCTGAATATGACTTACTACAAGAGCGTTTTAATGCCCTACAGACTTCCTATGATGAATTAGAACAGCAACTAAATGATGCGCAGACTCGTATTAATGATTTTGAACAGTCTCAAACTGCGCTAAATGCTGAAATTGAAAATTTACGTTCTCAAAATACACAATTACAAACTTCTCTTGAAGCTTATCAAGCACAGCAAGTAGAAGCTGAAAATATTCGTAAAAACGAATTAGTAGAAAAATATGAAAATCTTCTAACTGAAGAAGAAATTAACCCAATTAAAGAAACAGTAAAAGACTTTTCATATGATGAATTGGAATCTAAGTTAGCGATTACATTTGCTAATAAAAAGATCACTGGCGCGGAATCTAAGAAAGTACCGCTACCAGAACCTGAAGAATCTCAATTCGCTTTACTCATGAAAAGGTATCGTAAAAATTAAGGAGGGAAATAATTATGGCTCTAAAAAGATTTCCACTAACAAGTGCTAATAGCCTATCTAGCAAGTATCGCCCAGGCGAGAAGCTATATGCAACCCTAGAGCTAAATCAGGTTGCTTTCCCAAAGACTGGTATGGTAGTTTCTCAGACTCCTCTATCTGACGATTTTACTCTAGCCGCTCCTTGCGAGAATGGTATGTGGGTAGTCGCCGATAAGGCTGCTGGCGTTATCGCCGCTCCTGCTGCTGCTACTGATAAGCCTATTGGTATTGTTTATACTACTGAAAAAGAATATGATATGTATCATTATGGTCTACAGACTTTTGGTCGCAAGATCGCTGGTGACTATCCTCGTGTTGGTCTACTAGGTATTGGTGATACTGTTACTACAAATTGCCTACAGTACAATGAAAGTGAGTTCGCTAATGACGCTGCTCTATTCACTGCACTAGAGGACATTGCCACTACTCCTCTATATGTTATTCCTGGTGTAGCTGGCGCGACTGCCGTTGAAAAGGCTGTTCCACAAATTACTGCTAGTAAACCTGGTTCTGGTATTTATGCTAAAGTCGTTAAGTTCTACACTGTACCTAATGGCGAAAAGGGCGTTAAGTATCAGATCATTAGTCTATAATAGGAGGTGCGAACTATGAATAATCTACAGGTTTTAATGAATGGTGTTTTCGGCCGCAAGGTTCCTGCTGAGTTCGCCGCCGAAAATTATGACTATGAAGCTGCTCTACATGATGAGCTAGTAAAGCTTCTATGCGATGACAAGGGTCGTTTTGATCGTAAAAAGTATCGTCGCAATAAGATTGAATTATTTGAGCTACTAGAGCAAAATCTAGAAGAAGTTCTACCACAGAGCATTGCGAACGCACTTGATATGTTTACTGAAGTTATTCGCGTTCCACAGGGCTCTCGCTTAGAGTTCCGCGTAACTCGCGGCAAGCAGCGTGGTCGTCAGTTTGTTACTCGTGCTACCGAGTCTGGTAACTATGAAACCTTCCGTCTAGACCGTGATCGTTTTGATGTTTATACTCAGGCAATCGGCGGCGCTGGATATGTTGATTTCGAGCGTTACCTAGATGGCGTTGAGAGTATGACTGATATTTATGATGTTATTCAGCAAGGCATTATTGACCGTATTTTTGAAATGGTTCAGGAAACTCTACTAAATTCTTGGAATCTAGCTGGACGTCCTGCAAAGAATAAGGTCATTGCTTCTGGTTTCGATCCAGCTGCTATGGTTAAGCTATGCAACGTAGTTGCTGCTTATGGTTCTCCAGTTATTTACTGCTCACCAGAGTTTGCTGCTGAGATGGTAAATGCTATTGTATATAATACTGCTGTTAAGATTTCTGATCAGGATATGATTGAAGTCCGCGAGCGTGGTTATATCGGTCGCTTCCGTGGCTTCCCAGTGGTTGTAATGCCACAGTCCTATACTGACGAAACCAATGAGAAGTCAGTAATGAATCCTTCTTTCGCTTATGTAATTCCTGCTGGTAAGGAAAAGCTAATCAAGCTAGGCTTTGAGGGCTCTCCTTATTTCCGCGAGTGGGATGACCATGAGGGCGATAATTCTATCGTACTACAGGGCTATCTAAAGGTTGGCGTTGGCATGGTTGGTACTCCTAATTATTGGGGCATCTACTATAATGCTGGCATTGAAGCTGATGGCTGGAAGGATTATAATGATAGTCTAGATGCAAGCATTGCTAGTGCATATGCTGCTGCTCACTAATTTAATATAAAAATCACTACATGGGGTGGGTGAGAATCTCACCCGCCCTATTTTCTTTTTGAGTTAAAGGAGGAATAAAATTATGTCAAAAATTACTTTAAAGAATATTAGTTCTGCTACTGTTGTTGTTGGTTCTCCAAATAGTAATGTTAAAACCCGCAGTTTAGCCCCAAACCGTGTTATCACTCTTACACCAGAAGAGTATGAAGATTTGATGTATGAGCCTGGAGTTCAAAATATGATTCGCGGCGGATATATTAAATTTGATGGTGTGGCGGAAGATAGGGCGGTTATTGAGACACCTTCTAATGTATTAGAAAAAGATTCTATTATTAGAATGATTGATAATAGGGATATTACTTCTTTTGCTAAATATATTAAGGTTGCTCCATCCGCGGCTAAAGATACAATTGTGCAATATGTAGTAGATAATAATATTACTGATAATGCTTTTACCGCTCTAATTAAGAAATATTGTGATATAGATGTTATACAGGCTATTACTGTAAAACATCAAGCAGAGGAAAAATAAAAAATGGCTACGCCCTTTCTCAAAGTATATGATGCCTTTTTGGCGCGAATAACCGCGGATGAATGGACTGTTGAGGAAGAACTCGCAATCGTAGAGCGGGATTGGCAAGAACTTCTTAACATGGCAATTTTTAGGTTTAAATATCCGCGTGTTAGTTTAGAAAAAGAGCAACTAGAATCTACGGGAGAAGAGAACCCGCATGAATTGAAGCAATATCAATTTGTTGAAGATTTAACTAATGATGAAATTCAACTGTTGGCTTTATATATGAAACATGAATGGGTTAAACGCTGTATTGCTAGTTGGGAAAATATAAGGCAACTATATGCTGATAAAGACTTTTCACAAGCAAATCATTTAGATAAATTAAATAAGTTAGAGGCGGCACTTCAAACAGAAGTGCGAAAAGCGGAGGGTATTTATGATCGTTCGCGCGAAAAGCGCCCAGCTTATTTATTTAAAAAATTAGCAGGTAAGAAAAATGCCTTATGATGTAACATTTGACGGCTATAAAAATAAATTAAAAGGCCGTCTTTATGGAGTGCTTTGTGAAAAGGAAAAGAATGGTGAATGGGAGAAGTTTCTTGATTCTATTATAATTGAATTAGAAGGCCTGGGGCCAAATTGTATTAATTATTGGCCTTTATTAGGAAAATTAAATTCATTGCGGCATTTGTCTTATGAATATTTTAGAAAGACAATTTTTGAATGTATGAATTTAGTTGGAAGCCTTGAATTGATGGATATAGAATGAGTTATTTAGATGTATATTTTTCGCGTATTAATCATTTGGGTGAAACGACCGGAGAACGCATTAGAAATGGCGGTATTCGGTCTTTTGAAAAATGGTTAGCGGAATCTCCACATACTATTAGAAATTTATCAGTTGAACGAGGAATTTATTTTGAAGGGATTGTTCTTACAAATAAGGATAAAGAACATGAAAAAATAATGTTCCTTAATGTTGCTAATAATATTCCTCTTTTAATTGGAGATATTATGAATTGGACGCTTGATGATGGTACTATTGAAAAATGGATACTCATTCAAGAAGAAAAGAAAGTAAATGGAACTTATAGAACATTTTGGATTGTTAGATGCAATTATTTAATGAAATGGATTGACTCTGAAGGTCATTTACAACAATCTTGGTCTTATTTTGTTAGTTCATTAGATAGTAAAATTAAAGGTAACTTTAGAACTTGGAATTCACTTATTACACCACAGCCTAATAAATATGCGGAATTATTATTACCGCGTTATCCTATAGATGTTGCTACAAACTTTATAGTAGAAAAAGAATCATGGACTGTAGTTGAATATGACCATACTAGTGTGCCTGGAATTATATATCTTTCTTTAACTGAAGGCAAGGTTAATGCTTATTATGATGATATTGTAAATAGTATTGCTGATATTGATAAATTAGCTGATTATAATTTAGAAATACCATCATCAATACAAATTTTCCATTTAAATGATGAAATTAATCCTATTTTTACATTAACAAAAAATGGTGAACCTAGCAATGAAGAGATAGAGTTAATAACTACTGATAAGGCAATAGTAAGGAAAATAAATGGTAAATTAATTGCAGTTGGAGAAGGAAATGTTACTATAATTATACAGTTAAAGGGGCATCCTGAAATTCAAAAAACAATTGAAATACAAGTTGGAAATGAAGAACAAGAATTTTCAGCTTATATTGAAGGCCCTGATACTATTCGTTTAGATCGTGAACAACAATATGTATTAAAAGGCTTTGATACAATAAATAATGCTACTTTTGTATTATCTAATGAAACTTATGCTAAAATTATTTCTCAATATGAGAATACTTGTATTATTCATGCAAATGCTAATAATAAATTAGGAAGTGTAACATTAAAAGCTATTTATAATAATCAAGAATTTGAAAAAGAAATAAAAATTATTCCATTATGGTAGGTGATTTAAATGGCAAATATTGCTGGACAAAGACGCTTTGCTGTAATGGGCATGAACACTTTCCTAATTGCTAATAAATTAATGCAAAATCAACGCATTTGTCGTTTATTAAAATATAATGTTCGTGATCCATTTAATCCTGAGCGTCCTGATGTAGATGGTTTAGAATTAATACATAAACAAATTCTTATCGTTCCTAAAATTTATGATGATTCGCGCGAAGAAATGTCATATGTTACTGCTATTTTTGATGATTTTGTAGTTAATCAAATTAATACAGATTTTAAAGTTTCTACGGTTCGTTTTGATATTGCTTGTCCTTATGATAAGTGGATTTTAGAAGAGCAAACTTTAAGACCATATCTTATTATGGAGGAAATAGATAAGATGTTCAATCAAGGAAAACTTGCGGGAATTGGAAATTTGCAATTCTATCGCGCGGATAATCTTACATTATCCCCTTGGATTGGCGGTTATTCTATGAGATATAAAGTTAATGAATTTAACTGATAATGAGACTTTAAAATTTTTATGTGGTGTACCTGTATTATTGGATGATATTTGCGCGATTTATCCTGTGACATTACGTCAAATTGTTGAATTAGGATATGATAATTTTCAAAGATATTTAAGTATTTTACTTATAGAAAAAGAAGTAGATGCTGATAAACAAAAAGATAATGAATTGGCACAACTACTTACAGATTTAACCGATTTCCAATATTTATTAATGTTTTCTGCTTTGGATAAAGAAGTTAACCGTGTTTTAAGAGAAGCTTTTAATTTTTTTACGCACGAAACAATTACTATTTCTTTGGATCCTGCACAAATCATTATAGGGCCAATTGAAGAAAAACACTTATTAACAGAAGAGAAATTTTATGATTTTCGGCGCATACTTAAAAAAATGTATTTTATAGACCAAGATGTAGAAGAAATTGTAATTAATTCTGATGATTCTCCATCTGTTAAGAAATTAAAAATGCAAATGCGCGCAAATCGTGAAAAAGTTAAGCGTGCGAAAGCAAAACAAGCAGAGCGCGAAAAAAATGACTTACGTTTCTCTGATTTGATTGGCAGTGTAACTATTAATGATTGCGGATTAAATATAAATAATATATGGGATATTACATATTACGCTTTTCACGACCAGCTGAAAAGAATGGGATGGCGTGATCAGTTTAATATAAACAATCAAGCCGCTTTGGCTGGTGCTAAATTGAAAAAATCACAATTAAAGCATTGGATGCGTTCCATTGCGAGCTCTGACAAATCATGATTTTATAGGAGGTAACTCACATGGCTGTTAATATTTTTGATAAGTATGGTATTAAGGAAGTTGCCAACGTTTATTTTGAGGCCCTAGAAGATGACCCTAAGTCTAATGTTTATAAGGGTGACATCGTTCTATTCCTAGATACCCTAAAAACTTCTACAATTGAGACATCTGCTGAGACTACTGATGCTACTGGTGGTTGGGGCAATCCTAAGCTAATTTCTTGGGACTATGGTAAGGAAATTACCTTAACCCTAACTGATGCTCTAATTTCTCTAGAGTCTCTACGTTTCATGATGGGCGGCGCTATTCATAAGCCTGCCGCTGCTGAAACAGTTATCGTTCGTCATACTGAAGAAGTTGTTGTAACTTCTGATGCTGGCGTTGTACCACTACCAAAGGATCATATTACTGGTAATACTTATTCTGCTATTACTGCTAGCGCTGATCATCCAATTCGTCTAATTAATATGACAACTGGTGTTCGTACACAGCTAACTAGTGGTTCTTTTGATGGCACTGCTGTTATCAATTTTAAGAATAAGGCTATGACTGGTTCTGATTCTACTATTGCTTCTGCTAAGGGCGATCATATTCGTATTTTCTGGGAAGAAGTTGTAACTGGCGACGCTAATGCTGATGCCGCTGTTGAAGTAACAATTTCTCCTGAAACCTTCCCTGGTACTTATCGTGTAGTTGGTGATACCTTCATGCGTTCACAGGCTACTGGTAAGGATGAAGCTTTCCAGTTTATTATTGGTAAGGCAAAGGTACAGTCTAGTGTTACTCTAACTCTAGAAGCTGAAGGCGATCCTTCTACCTTTGAGATGACTCTACAGGTACTACGTGCTGATAACGAGCGCGGCGATAAGGAAATGATGAAGCTAATTCGTTACGGTGGTGCAGCTGCTGATAGCACTAGCACTGGTAATGATATTGGTTCTATCGGTGAGGCCGTATCATCTGGTAATCTATAATTAAAAATTTTAAACTGGGGCTGAAAAGCCCCAGTTTTTTTTAAGGTGAACTAAATGATAGATCAATATTTTGGTATTAAAGAACTTTATGAGGTCGTTTTAAAAGCCAAAACTCCAATGATATTTGGTTCTAGAAAATTAGAAGCAGGAGAACCTGTTTTATATTTTGAAAATGTGAATATGTCTATGTTATCTGAAAAACGTACTCCAATCATGGCGCGCGGAGGTTGGTCCAATATGCCGCGTGTTATTTGGGAGGACAGTTCAGAAATAAGATTTTCATTATCTGAGGGCGTAATGTCGTCTATTGGTATGTCAATTCTTTTTAGTTCGTCTATGACTGAATTAAAGGAGAATGAAACAATTTTGGTGCAAAAACGCGAAGGTCCATTTGATTTAGATAGTGATCATGGATTTTTTATCAAGTACATGCCTGATTTAAGTAAAAAGGCTTTTATTTTTGAATATGATAAAGATGTTGCTCAAAAGAAAGTATATGGAAAACTAAAAGAAAAAAGCGGTTTTCCTTTTATTGAGGTTTATGAAGATAAGGAATTAAG